GTAAGTGCAGGCACTGGTCGCGTCACTGATGACGGAACAATTGTTCCATTAGTGGTAACAGAAGGCAGTACAGTGATGTATCTTAAAGGTGCAGGACAAACTGTAAAGGTAGATGACCAAGAGCATCTAATCTTAACTGAAGATCAAATTTTAGCAATTGTAGAATAAGGAGAAAACAATGACAGCAAAGAATGTAACATTCGGTGCGGAAGGCCGTGCCAAATTAGTAGAAGGTGTAAACACACTTGCAAATGCAGTACGTGTAACACTAGGTCCTAAAGGGCGCAATGTAGTAATTCAAAAGCCATATGGCGGCCCAACTATTACTAAAGATGGTGTAAGCGTAGCAAAAGAAATTGAACTTGAAGATGCACTTGAGAACATGGGTGCGCAAATGGTTAAAGAAGTAGCAAGTCGCACAGCAGATGATGCCGGCGATGGCACCACAACTGCAACTGTACTAGCACAAGGTATTGTTACAGAAGGTATGAAGTATGTAACTGCTGGAATGAATCCAATGGACATCAAACGTGGCATTGACAAAGCAACTACTGCTATTGTTGCAGAACTTGATAAATTATCAAAGCCATGTTCAACACAGCAAGAAATTGCACAGGTAGGTTCTATCTCAGCAAACAGTGACACAACTATCGGCGACATTATTGCAGAAGCAATGGAGCGTGTTGGCAAGAACGGTGTTATTACTGTTGAGTCAGGCAAAGGTCTTGAAGATGAACTTGAAGTTGTTGAAGGCATGCAGTTTGACCGTGGCTACTTATCACCCTACTTTATTACAAATGCAGAACGTCAAGTAGTGGAACTTGAAACACCGTATGTATTGATTGTAGAAAAGAAAGTTACAAACATTCGTGACCTAGTACCTGTCCTTGAAGCTGTTGCACAATCAGGTAAGCCGATCTTGATTATTGCAGAAGACATCGAAGGCGAAGCACTTGCAACTCTAGTTGTTAACAGTGCCCGCGGCGTTGTTAAAGCGTGTGCAGTTAAAGCACCAGGCTTTGGTGATCGTAGAAAAGAAATGCTTCGCGATATTGCAGTACTAACAGGAGCAACTGTTATTAGTGATGATCTAGGTCTTACACTTGAAAAAGTAACAGCAGAACATCTTGGCAGTGCAGCTCGTGTAGAAGTGTCAAAAGACAACACTATTGTTGTTGATGGCTCAGGCACTAAAGAAGCAATTGCAGAACGCATTAGTGTAATTAACGCACAGATCGAAGCTACTGAAAGTGACTACGATCGTGAAAAACTTCAAGAGCGTCTTGCTAAACTAGACGGCGGCGTTGCAGTCATTAAAGTTGGTGCTGCTACAGAAGTCGAGATGAAAGAGAAGAAAGATCGTATTGACGATGCACTTCATGCAACTCGCGCAGCAGTTGAAGATGGTATTGTTGCCGGCGGCGGCGTTGCACTTCTACGTGCAAAACAAAACGCAGGCACTATTGAAGGTGCAAATGCTGATCAAGATGCAGGCATTAAAATTGTACTACGTGCAGTTGAATCACCATTGCGTCAAATTACAGCAAACGCAGGCGATAGTTCAGATGTAGTTGTAGCTAATATCTTAGCCGGAACTGGTAACTACGGTTACAATGCAGCAAACGGTGTATACGGCGATATGATTGAACTAGGTATCATTGATCCAACTAAAGTTACAAAGACTGCGTTGGTCAATGCTGCAAGTGTTGCAAGTCTATTGTTAACTTCAGAATGTGCTATCACTGACATTCCAGCAAAAGATAATGCAACAGCTAACCCAGGCATGGGTATGATGTAATACATCAGTGATAAATAGTTGTGCAACGCCGAAAGGGTTGCACAACTTAATCTTGCTTATTAAAGGAGAAACAAAATGACAAGACTAACAACTCTAGACATACCTAACCTACACAGAGCTACAATCGGCTTTGACAGAATGTTTAATGAACTTGAAAGACAGTTTGCAAACAGTCCAAATGGTAATGGTTATCCTCCATACAACATTGCGCAAATCAACGACGACGAGTATATGATTTCACTTGCTGTCGCTGGCTTCGGTATGGACAATCTTGATATTACTAAGGATGGAAAAATCCTGCGTATTGAAGGGACTGCTCCTAAAGGAGATGAAGATGTTAACTACCTACACAAAGGTATTGGCGGACGCAACTTCCGCAGAGAGTTTACACTTGCTGATCACGTCGAGGTAGTAAACGCTGGACTCGAACTAGGTATGCTTAACATACACCTAAAGCGTGAACTTCCAGAAGAACTACAACCGAAGACAATTAAAATCACAGATTGGAATGGTCATGTGACAGAAGCAATTGAC